AGAGGTTGTGAAGAAGTCTCCCTCGTACGCTGTGTTAATTCTACCATTTCGAGCATTGTAGAATCTCTTGTTTGAATAATAGGGCAGTTCAAACTCTGCTATAGGATTGTATTGACCAGACGTTAGCATTGAACCGCTCCAGACATCAAAGACGCCGTTGGCAGTCCAAAAATCCATCTCATCCCGTGCTGATGGTGATTCAACAATGGCAAATGAGCTGATTGCTGGGGACCGGGACACATTAAGCATGTCTGCGGTACTGTTTTGACGCCAGTGGAGTTTCCATCTTATGCCGCCTCTGAAACCTAAGTAAGCAGGGACCACATAATTCAGGATGGTCATCATGGAGTAATTAACTCTACCTCCTGGTGTGGCAACCAATCCTGTTGGATCACTCCCACGGTAATTTGGGAAAGCAGCTAGTGAGTACGTAAGTAACTTTCTAGCGTCTGTATAAGAACCATTTCCAATGCTTGTGGTGGAGTGGTAACTGTATCTCTTCAGACACTGTCTCCATGACACAACGGGATCACCGTGGTAAACCATGTGGTGGGGATCAAAATTGCCAACATCCAACCCAAGAGAGACTGAACTGTCTTGTGTTGGTTGGTTGATGGATTCGGGAATGATCTCCTCGGGCAACATCCAGGTCAGACCTCGGATGTTTGCATCCCATGGACCCATGACTTCGAAGTCATCACCAGCCGATACAAAGACATTGATCGAGATCTCTTGTCCTGCCGTGCTCGGGGAGACTAGTTGTGTCACTGGGTACACTTGGATGATTCCATTGACTAAGCCATCAATCGCTGTGATAGGCGCTGCGCCGAATGGTCTAGAGCCGATCGAGTCGACTTGTAGGTAAGAGGATTGTTGTCCCCAACCCACTTCGATCGTAAAATCGGACTCTTCACCAATGTCAACGATGCGGCTGAAAGCTACATTGTATTCAACACCTGGCATGGACACACTAGTGTTTGGTTCGTACTTCACCCGGAGGCAACCACAATGCATTGCACTAGCAACGACTTGGAAACGGAATTTGATAGTTCCGCGCCAGTACTGAAATGCCTGTGCTATCCAACACATGGGTGTCATGTGGATTTCTTCGGCATTGTAGTCGAATAGTGTTGGTGTCACAAGACTATTCCATAACTGTATATCAGGGGCTGTATCTGCATACCATTTGAAAGTGGTCAGATAACTCTCCCTGGTGGCTAAGTTCTGGAACGCCATCTCGTCAGCACTACCTAACCCTGTTGTCCTGGGGTCAATTGTGACTTCTTGCTTGGGGTCTAAACTGAGTTTCTGACTCATGTCGACTCCAATAGTGTTAGCCAAAGTTCCAGATCTGAGGTTTGCTGCATTCCCACCATCACAATGCGTGGGTTTGGACATACCAAAGATTCTAGCTATTTCAGCTACACCTCCTGCAGCCATGCAAGTGGCGCACGCGTAAGGACCAATTATAGGTACTTTCTTAAAAAAACTGGCGGCGTTAGCAATAGCTGCTGCTGGTTTGGAAATCGGTTACGAACCATATTCATCACTCTGAGGAATGATAGAGGACGGCTCGAAGGTAGTGGGCACACTAAGGTGCACATCACTAGCCCAAACAAAGAAAGTCACAGATACTGGATCTAGACCACCGTTTGCGTGTTCCAACTGATTAAAACCTCGAACGAAAATAGAACCCAATTTGTCCCACTCTGCAGAGACGATATCTACTGCATTGTAGGGAAAGAAGAAGGGTAGATCTAACTGCCCCCCTTCACTTGTAGTGGGGTTAATAAAGAAATGAGGTCTTTGAGATTCTGCTATGGCGTCTTGTGCCACTAAGGCTCTATTCTCGGGTCCCAAAGTATTGGTTCCAGAAAGCGGAGTATAGGACACTAGCAAACGTCCATAGTGAAATGGGGTGCCATTGACCACTGCCTTTACATGTAAATTGCAACGCAACAACTTGTAATTGGCTATGCGGTTAACGACACGAGGGTTGTTGAAGTACAGACTCCACGGATCGAAATCCGTGAAGATGTTGCCACCAACTTCCCAAGTTTGCCTATAAGCAACTATAGGTCTTTCAAAGAACTGAGCCAGCGATATAGCTGGGGTGGTCCCGGCTGAGTAGGTCGAGTCTGGAGAAGACGCAACTTGCTCACCTTGATGGGGAACGTCATCTTCGAATTGCACAACTTGTTGTGTTGATGCAACTGGTAGAGTCATGTTCTCAATTCCTGTGGATTCAGGTACAATAGTTGTTGCTACTGTTGTAACTGTCGAGGTATCCGCCTCTAACTCATTAAGGATATGAGCTACACCACAATAGTTTTTATTATTATGAATATATGAATTATTGTTTGTCTCAGGTCGTTCTTAGTGGTGGAACCGACCCCTGGCTACCCACCACGCAACATCACACCCCCTGTCAATATATGAAAATATGTAGTATGTATGTAAAGTTCATCCACTGGCAAGCCTGATGACAGTCATCGGTATCCAATACCAGTGGGAAAAGTGGTTACGTGTTTTACGCCCCGACGGGCGTGTTGTCCGCGTAGGATTCTTTCCAAGATTCCACACGGTCATCAAATGATTGGAGCAACCCTTCTGCGGCTGCCCCCTGTCGGTCAACTAACTTACTGCAGCGTTCCCTGTACCAGTCGTACTTCTCTCTACCATGGAGGAAAGCTTCAAACATGGTTGTGTTTACAATTGCAGCTAGAGTCTTCTTCTCGTCACCAACTTTCGGTGCTGTACCACATAACAACGGCTTCATTATCGAGTCCTCGTCTAGGGCTCCGACACGGCAGTTTAATTCCGGTATATACACACTCTTGCGTTTGAGAAAGTCGACATCATCGATATGAAAGAAATCGACTATTGCATCCGCATCCTTGTCTGGTGTCGTGAAATCCACACCGTGCATTTTCATGTACGTTTTGTGGACTTCGAAATTCCAATTGACATCATCTTTCACTCCAGCAAGATCATCGTCTCCGTAAATAGATGGAGCTACATGTTCCTTGAAGGGTTTTGGATTAGACGCGGCAAAATAAGACAGGCGTAAATACAAGCTATTGACAGTGCCATTGATTTGAACTGTTCCTGAAACACCAGAGGGACCACTAGCGTTGGTCTCCAACATGGTGCCATTAACAGCAATCTTTGGGTTAGCCATATCAGTAGCTAAACCGTGCATGATGAGAAGATCATCTTCGGTGTAGTTTCCTGATCGGTCTGCGAATTGGATATAACACCACAATGACGCTTTCACTAAGATCGCAGCCATTCGTGTGTCAAACCCTTTGTAGTCACCTGCCAGTATTCGATCCTTTCCAAATTTCTCGATGTACTGCATGAGCTCCTCCCACTCGTCACTAGAGCAGTTTATTCCAACCGCTTGCTCTGAGACAAGTGGGAACAGCATCATGATATGCCAGACTGGGAGGAACAATCGACGAATTTCTAAAACAAATGCTAACTGAGCAGCGTAGAACACACGAACTTTCTCGGATTCAACATCCTTAGGTTCATCTTTCAAACACGCTTTGAAAATGGGGTGATATTGCTCTCCTCGCCTATAGTGAGCACGCAAATTTTCGACCTCATCCCAGAAACATTGATCTAGTACTTTGGGTTCCTTCATCCCTTCAATGGGTTCGTCCGATATCTCAACATAGTTCATCTTGGCTCCCGATAAGGGGTAACCTGGGGAACTCTTGAAGTTCAGAGCCTCAACACCTTTCCACCCTGGTACGCCATTAACGCACTGATTTGGTGTCAATGGTTTACAGCGATTGTGAGCTATTTCGGTGTCAAATAAAGGTCCAAGTTGATCGACATAGTCCTGTATAGCCTCAATCAATACTTCACCAGGAAAACCTAGAGACGGTTCTGCAATCTTTGACATAGTATCATACCATGGTTTCCACTTTGGAAATAACTTCGGTGGTCCCCAATGGTTCTTGACTCCAAATAATTCAGTAACATCGTTTGCCCACGAATGTTCTTTAATGCTACTTGTGGGAGTTACGCCACCATTGCATGTGCCTAGTACCTCATAAGCCGGTGCGTCAATATAATTAACGAAAGACTTGGGGTGTATGTCTTCCGAGACCATGAGATCTCGGTTGTACATCTTGGCACGTTCCGGTGAAGGATTGAACTGCTTCAACACCCCGAGGTTCTTCTCGAACTTCTTGAGTGTATCCTCAATTTCCTTCCTAGTGACAAAGCTGTAATACGCTCTACGACCTTCTGAGTGGTTTTGTCCTGCGGTGTGAATACCAAGTATGCATGGACAGCTTGTGTGACTAATCCAAGGAGCACCACACATGCCATCTTCAGTGAGCAAGTTAGTTCTATCACTACCGTGAACAATCTGCCCAAAGAATGAGCCGTATTGTGGGGTGGCATAATCGTATGATTGTGGTTTGCCCTCCACTGTCCCGGCTAGTTCCAACAATTCCCCTTCCTTTGTGCGAGAAACCATTGTAACAAGGCTACTTAGCACTTCAGTAACGGGGAACCATTTCGTCAGATCGCGTTTACTACCACTGTCAGGGACATACGCTATGCGCAGATCGTGTCCATCGATCTTGTGTGAATACACTAGGGATACTAGATGCTTTCGAGCTCTAGCTTTATCCTCGATAGGACCACTGATAGTTTCGTAATACATGTTGTCACGATAATTACCTTTGGAGTCTTTCCAGTGATGGTCAACAGTCAATAGGTAATTTGATTTGAGAAATAATCCGTGAGTATCACAGATGTCATTTTCCTCTGTTTTAGTTGGAGCTTCTGCCTTGATGCGAACAATGCTTTTCGCAACAACGCCCATCAACTGCTCCGGGGTTGATGTATTGATGTCCCCACCTGGGGACTTTTTGACCCACTCCTTCGACCACAAATTCGGTTTAGATTCTCGAACTTGAACCTCCTCTTCACTCTCGGGTGCAAGGGCTGATTCCGGTACGGGACCATTCGGATCTACTTCCTTCTTTGGGGCGG